TTGGCGAGCATTGTTCTCTAATTTGCGTATATACTCTGGCGGAATTGTATCACCAGGATATGTATCTATAGCATTGCGTACAAGTGAATCCATACGTTTACGATAGAAGTCTACGAATAATGGTTGCCGAACTAGGTTTGTCTCAGGGATTTCACCGAAGTATTTGTAGAACTTATCACGGATTCCAGAAGCATATCGTATTGCTTGGTGTGTTCCATTAGCAGCACCTACCTGAGCAGCGTTAACTGCTGGGTAGTTTAGTGTATCTGTGCCAAAAGTCTTCTTAATATCATCGTATGTAACCTTGCGAGTCTTGGCTATCTCTTTAAGACTTGAAGCCCATGAAGGAAATAGTTCATCTATGTTATCCATGTTTGCTTCTGCAATAGCACGGGCATCTCTACCCATAGCAAGGACACGCATAATCTTACGGCCCTCATCGGTCTTCAGTAAGAAGTATTCAGCCTCATTAATAACCTGTTCTCTTGGCTTATTCTGCAAAAGAATCTGGGTAATCTTAGAGTTACGCACCTGTCGGTTTACAACTCGCTCATATGCTTGCGCCCAGTTAGGGTCATCGCCACGAATTACTACGAAATCTCCAGTTGTCTCGAATACATTGTTTAATTTGTTACGAGTATTGGAAAGATGGTCATCTACAATACGAGCAGACTCAGCAATAAACTTCTTCTTAATAAACTCAGCCTGTTCAGGTCCAGCACCTAGGGCATCTTGGTATGTTATACCATCGATTGTTCTAAGGCCTAAACCAAACTTATCTTTTACCTCTGTTTTACCAGCAAGCATGTTATCAATATCAACGATTTGAGCATCGATTAGGTCTGGGTCATCAGCCAAATCTCTCATGGCATCTAGTTCGTCTCTATGTGCCTGGAGTTTGACATCGTCACTCCATTGATACATATCTTCAAGGGACGCATCTTTAAACCTATTGTTAAACATCTTGCGGCTTGACTCTCGTAAGCCAGCAACAAGGGCTAATGGACCAGTTGTTGTTATGATACGAAGGAATCCTTCACTAACGTTACGAACTGGGTAACCAATACGTGCAAGAACCTCAAACTTGATAAGAGAATCTAGGCCATCAATTAAATCTACAGCGCCAGCCCTAGTCTTATAGTATACGCCTACCTTTTCGGAACGGCGTGCTCTAGATAATCTGTTTAATGCGTTGTACATTGTATCGATATCAAGAACTGGCAGTTGTTTTACCAACTGAGTCTCATTCAAAGGTAGTGGAATGATATACTTAAGGTCTTCAGAGCCAAGGACTGGGGTAGTTTTTGCACCAACTGGTACAACTCTACCATCATCTAGTGTCTTTGTTGCTCCAGTGTAGGCACGCTCACGGATAATGTTATGTGCCTTAGAACGTCCACCAGCAAATAGACCCCATGCTGCACGAACATCTGACTCATCAAATCCAAATTGCTTTGCTACAGTATTAAATAGTTCTTGTTCAATCTTCTGGAAAGCATTAGCACGCTCAGCAGCATTTGTTGCTGCAGTGTATTCATTGAATAGTTCTTGCTTGCGTTGAACCGTGAATTGAGCCTTCTTTAAATCATCTTCTAAACTTTTAATTTCATTCTTAAGAAGTTTAACCTCGTCTGGAGCAAGAGCCTGAGTATTAAGTCTGTTCTTTGCTATGTTAATCTGGGTAGCGTAGGCTTCTTCTTGACGACCAGCAATACCACGAACACGGCTAAGCATGTTATCTACGGTTTGAACTGATTGATTGTCAGTAAAGTCAATCCATCCACGAGGACGCTTGTAGAAAAATCCTGTTAAAACTCGAACTGGTGCGCCAGCAGCGCCTGCTCTAAGGTCAATAAATTTTTGTCCTAGACCATAACCAAATGTCTTTTTATCTCCACCAAGTGCTTGGCGAACTGCAGACATTTTATTAAATTGTGGTATACGTGTTGGGTCAAGGATTGCTTCTGCACTTAACTTCATGTGAAGTTGACGAAGTTCATCCTCATAAAGCGCTGCATTTTCTACAGCCTTCTCTAAATCAGGACCCTTGTTGACAAGGTCCATAGTAAGTTGACCAGTTGCCTTGTCTAATCCTGCACCAAAAAACTTTGCGGCAGTAACCTCATCTTGCAAGTTACCAATCTTAACAGCAATATCGCGGCTAGAAGCCATAAGTCTTGTGCCAGCATCAGCATCACCCATAGCCATCTTAACAATGTCTGCTTTAGTAGAATGACGTAACGCTACATCTTCAATTTTGTTAGCATCTGCTAGGATATCTGCAAAAGAAGCAGGGTTTGCTGACTCACGGATAGCCTTAACTCGGAATAAATCCGTAGCATCCATGCCATCAGTCTTAGTAATAAAGTCATTAAATGTTGCTTTTACTTTATTAGCCCTGAATCCAGTCTTTTCCCCAGTGAGGATAGCATTAAGTTCGTTAAGTCCCTTTACGGAATAGTTAATGGCCTTATAGCCCTTTACTATTTTACCACCAACGATAGTTGGGTCGAGAACAAATCGGGATACTACGTCAGTACCAAATGATGTGTATCGACCTACAAGTTGTTCTCTAAATGCTTTTTCTGCTTGTTGCTTATCAAAGATATTAAAATCATTTGCAGCAAAAAGAATGTGGTCCTGTAGGAACTTATCTGCACCAGACAGTTTTCCAAAACTTACAGTCTTTGCTATACCAGAAAATACGTTTTCAATTTCATCTAATGGTCTTCCTAAAATTGTACGCTGGATTGAACGACCAGTAGAAATATCACGAGACTTATCCCAAGCCTCTTTAATATTATTGAAAGAAAAATCATCCTTGTAGATAGGATTGTTTTTCTCTGGTAGTGTAAGTCCAAATGAAACTGTCTGAGTTGTAAAGTTGTAGGCTTTTTCTAAACCAATGAATACTTTACCCCAGAATCCTGGTTCTTCTTTAGGAGTATTAGGAGTCTTTGTATTATAAGACGCAACCGCTTCAGCCCTACTTTTAGGTGGAGTAGACTTACCCATATCCAATGGCAGAGCCATAGATGAGTTAACATTCCATCCAGCATAGTAAGTGTTGAACGCACCCATTGTGTCAAAGGCAGAAGGATTTTTAGATTTCTGCAAATCTTGATACGCTTTTTGCGCGGCTTCTCTTTCGCTCATAGCAGATTAGCCCTTAAAATTCTCACATAATTACGGAATGCTTGTGATGAATTTGGGCTTTGTGCTGCGACCTCCAGGGCTGGTAAGTAGGATAATAGTCTTTGTTTATCAGAATCTGTATCTGTACTAGTTGGCAACATTAAAGCCTCTGTTCCAGCACCAGCACCAAGTGCTGCGCCGTCAGTTACTGGCACATCTGGTTGCTCTGATGGAGCACTAAGAGGTGTCACTTGTGGCATAGAGTCAATTGGATTCATCAAAGGAGCAGAAACATTGCCAGCCATTGGTGCTGCTTGTTGCTGTTGCATCATTGCCTGACCTTGTCCATAACCCAAACCTGAATAATATTTTGCGGATTGTGTACCGCTTTGTCCGTTTCCGCCAGTTGCAGATACATTAGCAGGATTATTTTGTGGAGCCGTTGGGCGGTAGCCGCCTCTGTTCTCTGCCATTATTTCCTCCTACTTAGAATATTGTATTTTAGTAACTATTGGTCCACCTGTATAGATGTCCCATTTAGTTGATATACTTATCGCTTTTTTAATAATTTTTTCTGCTTGTATTGCAGTTTCAACCCTGTCAACTCTAAGTGCTTCCATAACACCAATAGCGATGTCCCCACCGCTACCAGAGTAATAGATACCGCGAACATCACGGTCCCAAGAGTAATCCTCAAAAATAGGATAAATGATTCCGCGAATGCTAATAAGAAATTGTGAATCATGCGCTGCTGCATCGCCGTCTTCTTTCATGTCGTAACCTGCATCGATAAACAGTTTACGCATGGCAGGTATAAATTTCTTGGTTACAAATAAATCTAGATTTTCGCCTGCTCCTGGTCTCGGTGCTTTCCATCCATATTGTAATAGATTTGAGCCTCGACCTGCGCCAGAGCCTGCAATTAATATTCCGTTGTTCTCAACAATCTTTGGCGTAGCCATATCGATTGGACGACCAGAATCATCTGAAGAGCGTGAGTCGCATCCAATGACAGACCATCCGTCGCCTTGAATAGCAGCAAGTGTTGTCATTGTCCCCTCCCACCACTATCGTCTACGAATTGTTCTTACGCTTGCGTTTGCCTGTCCTCCACCAGTTAGACTTGACAATAAACTTTGTACGTCAGGTGGTGCCGCTGGTGGCATTTCCATTGGAGATTGACCTCCTACTGGAGAGGAGGGAGCAGGGGACGGTTGCTCAACCTGAGGTGCTACTCCAGCAGGAGGAACTTGTTCTTTAGGTGCGAATGTTTGTTCAATCGCATCTTCGATAGCCTGTCCCTTTTGTCGTGATTTAATCACTGCGGCAATTTTAGTTACAACTTCAGATGGGTCTTGTCCTTGTGTTGCCATCTGTGGGATTGCCTGAGTGTATGCTTGGAGTGAAGCAAGAAGCGCATTGCGCATATCTTCAACTTCAATCTTCTCTTGCTCTGCACTAACATTAACATTAAATGGAAGTTCACGCATTGCCATATCCTTGGAGATAAGTTTACCACCAAGAGCCTGAAGCATAAATATAAGACCTTGTGCTGGGTTCAGACCTGCAAGCATACCATATCTAACATCAGCGGAGTAATCTCCCTTGATGTCCTTGCTTGGTTTGTATTCTAATGCGTATGGAG